TAATAGATTTGGAACTGAGCCGTCTTTTACAAACTTACGGAAGGTTTCTTTCATTTGGTCTGGGAGGATAGTGTCTTCAATAATCTGAGGACGGTATTTCTCAACCCACAACACTTCATTTGACTTTGAGTCAATCATAATTCACCATAATATAATAATAATAAAAAAAGTATCGAAAAACGCGGGGGATTAATCGGGATGACTAACCCCCGCTTCTCGAGAAACTACTCGTAAACTAATTGCTTAGTCTACAAGTTTGCCAGACAATTCACCAGCGCCATCAGTATCAACACCTACTGCCTGCTCGCCGACAGAGCTATCGCCCTGTCCTTGTTGAGGAGTATTCTGTTTTAGATATGTTTCGAGTTTATTTCTCAACATACCAATACCTGCTAGTTCTTGTCCTTGGAATCCACCGCGAGTAGACACAACATCAATTACTTGTAGTAACGTTGACAGATCGCCAATGTTAATTACTACAGGTTCTTGTTCTTGTTGTTGGCCGCCCATTTGCTGCATATTATCCATTTTTATTCACCTTTCTTATAAGTCGACTTTGAATCAATTGCCACGTAATACGTGACGCCTTTTCCTTTGAATTGCGAAATTCCTTTTGAACAAAGGGTTACTTCGTAATCCATCGGCATTAGTTTAAGATTATCAGTTTTAATGATAATGTTAAACGTATCGTCAGTTTCTCCAATTTCAACGCCAAAGTCATCTGCGTTGCTGTTGGCACTGTCGATAGCTCTTAGATAACATTTGCCGCCTTCGCCTACAAATGCAATTTCAGAGAATTGTAATACTCCTGCAGCTTTCTGCACAGTCGATAATTCTTCACCAGTAACCGTAACAGTTACATCAGCAGTTGGGATTGTGATTTCCTTTTCTGGTGGGGTATGAATCATCGAAAGGTCGGCATAGACATACTTGGTACGTCTTTTGCCTTCTGAGATAATAAAATATTTATCCATAAATTCCACGTCGGGATCATTATATAGAGATAAAATTGATAAGAATCTTGATAGATCGTAGATACATGCATCTGATGGTATTGTATCAGTGATATCTGCCATTGCGATCAGAGTCTTTTCTGGAGTTATGGTCTTAATTTGATTACCAGCTTTTAGCAAGATAGACTTGTTAATAGAGGTAAAGCTTTTTAAAACCGTCAAGGTTTCGTTAGAAAATTTCATAGTATAGATTTCTCCGGGTATAGTTGTTGTTAATAATAGTAGTATTATATACTAGTTACTTAGTCTTGTCAATAGTTTTATAAGACTTTTTATTGGATTTAGCATCAGCAGTAGCAGACACACCTAATTGACCTAACGCGGCCATGTCACCTTTAAAGATATAAGAACCAACATGGTTGAGTTTCATCCAAGGACACATCCATACTTTAAGATCAGCTTTACGAGCCATCTTGCAGAAGAAGTAGTCTTCAGATAGATACCTTTTCGATTCAGGGTCAATGACACAATCAAAGTAGGCGTGGATCTCTCGTGTTCCGTCAAATTGATCTGTGCGGATATGATCAGGTTTATATGACAACTCTGGATACGCAGCTTTGTATTTTAACAACGCATCTCTAGTGATCAACATAAATCCTGTACCGCCTTCGGCAACTTCAACAGGTTCTGAGAGTTTAAATTGTTTAATTCCAGCAACTGGATTAAAAACAAAATCTGATGTATACTGTTCTAGTTCAAACGGGTTATTTACACCTTTACCCTGTTGAGCTGCTTCAGCAACTTTTTCCCAAGCAATTGTCTTCTTAGGATATGGACCACAAACAATATCATATTTCTCTGGGTCTGTTATTTGTAACGCCATTAACGCAAGTGCATCTCTTGGATCAAAACCAATGTCAGCATCAATAAACAATAGATGAGTACAATCTGATCTCATGAATTCATCTACAATATAATTCCTAGCTCTTTGAACTAGACTCTCATTGAATAGAAAGTAATACTTCATTGGAATTTTATGCGCAGAACATAGCATACTTAGATCATTAGTTGCCTTTGTATATATGCCTGCACAATTACCACCATACATAGGTGTACCAATAAACAGTTTTTGTTTTTGGAGTTCTTCCGTTTTTACTTCTAGTTTCATACTCTTATTTGCTCCAAATCGTTTTCAGCTCTTTGAATTGATTGTAGCCTAAGTACGTCAGCTAGTATATCCCATGAGCTATCATGTGCTTTAAATACTGAATCCCACTTCTCATCATTTTCACAAGGAGCGAATCCATTCTTCTTTAAATTAAAATCGAACTTAGCATCAATATAAGTTCTTGTATCTCTTACAGACCAAAACTTAAGGTGTTGTTGCATATGAGCTAACTTACCTTGTGACTGAAATAGCCTATCAAGAATAATAGGATCAAAGGTATTAGACCTTGACCACCAATATTTAATCTTTGGGCCTTCAATTAAAAAGTCAGTGAACTGTTTAACAAAATCAGCAACAGAAAGATCAGAAGTCTTAGGCGAAATATTTGCCCTTACTTCTTTACTCTGCTCACTCCAAAACTTTAGAGTAGACTCATTGATTTTCCAACCATAGTCTTTAACTTGTTCTTTGATACTCAGCTTAAACTTTTTACATCTTGAGATATCAGCAAGGGTGTAAGGATCGTCAGAGACCATCTTTTCCCAATTAAATACCATTACTGATACATCAATGACAGCACAGTTGTTTACGTCCTGTCCCATTGTTTCAAAATCAAATATTAAATCGTTTCGCATACTACTGTTCCTAATTATTAAATACTATTATAACAAACTTTAAGAAGAATGTCAATGGTTTTATCCAAAGAATTCTTCTAAGTTTGGCGTAGTATCTTTACCTTTTGGGTCGAACTCAAATAGTTGTTTGAAGTTATTCTGTCTCAAATATGTAGTATCTGATATTTCAAGATCACCAGTTAGGAATTTAGCAATCTCTGCATGCATATCCCTTGATGTAACAACTGGAACGTTTTGAGCAATATGATTCATCTTCTTTAAACCGTCTAACAACTCAAAGTCATCTGGGAAACCCATTAGATGTAATGCTTCACGAATAGTTAAAGATCTTTCGTGTTCAGGGTGAATCGTATCTACCATGTTACGACCAATAACAGCATTCATATATTCACCGAACACATGTACTGAACCATCCCATACGCCTTTACCGTCTGCGTACTTCATCATAGCATGATCTGAGTACTTAACGCCTTTCTCATTACCAGTTTTATGGAACCATTCGTTAGCTTCTTTCATCCAACCTTTTTTATTTACGTAGTTCAGTGTAGTCTTAACACCGTCCTCAATCATAATCTCTCTAATGTCACGATTGGTTTTTGTTTTAATAAAGTTATAGTAAGGTTCGTCTGGAACGTTCTTATTGATAATAATATCTTGGTGTAAAGCATCTGCTGGAATTTCCTGAAGGTATTCTTTAAAATCCTTTCGTTCTCGATTATACCAGTTCATTACAGGAGCAGAGTCTGACTTCCATCCAATCGCAAAGGTTCTATCGCGTCCCTGAGGAACACCATGGAATCTCGTTGATGTTTTGTACAGGGATAAAGAGTAACCCCTCTCAGCGCATATTTCATACAGTCTATCTGCTACAGGACGTCCTTTGGTTGTAAACAGTGCAGGAGCATTCTCAACAATAACTACCTTTGCGCCAAGTCTATCAATACCATCTTGAAAGACCATATACATGAATTCGTTCTTAGCACAACCTGCGCCTTTACTCTCTGTAGATGTTCCTGTATTTAATTGCGATAGTGCAGCGCAAGGTGGTGTACCTGTAACTACATCAACTTGTGTTAGTCCACTATTTTCTACTTCATCAAGTTTAATATAAGGAATATCTCTACCCTTGGTATTTTGTTGATAGTTAACATAATGTCCATCGTTTGACTCAAACCCACCATAAGAGTAGATTGCTTCAGGCGGTTTGCCAAATGCTTTCTCAGCTCCTAAGCTTGATCCGCCAATAAGTGGAATGAGTGGTGCCCATGTTATTTCTTTTTTGTTCATCCGAAAAAGTCCTCAAGTGTAGCAGCTACTTTAACTTGATAACCTGATACGTCTGGTGCGACGTAATCAGTATCCATAGCTGTCATTATTTTATTATTCAAAAAAGTTCCATCATATACTTCAGGAGTACAAATTAATTTACGTAATCCTTTAATAACAGTTTGGTATTCTTCTTCATTATTTAATAGCCTATCCATTCTTTCTCTCAATTCCTGTGGTGTCTTAGGCCGTAAAAAATCAGGAATAGGCAAGTGACCTTGCTCATCGTATGTTGGATGTAAGAATGGAATTACACCAGCATGTATCATTTCAATATACTTTGAAGTTACCCAACCCTTTGCGATTGGAATAATAAAAGTAAACTTAACATTGTTCATTTTGTCCATAACATCATCAAGATGTACAGAACCTTTAAATCGTGTATCTGTTTCAGTTGCTTCGTGGTCCCACTTGCCGTAGATCTCAACATCTTTAATATCGTCAAGTACCCATTCTTTTAATAACTTATATCTTGAAGGCTTTGCCTCATTTAATATAACCATGAATGGTATACTACGATCTAAATTAAACTCTTCCTTATATTCATAGTTAATACAGAAACAAGTTTCCATGCCTTGATATGTTGAAGATACCTTTCGTTCAGCTCTTGTTTGATCTTCATAACTTTTAATAACGTTATTACTATATTCGTAATCATATTGACCAATAGAAGTAGCAGGCAGATGAAATATATCTCTCGACTGATTCATAACGTAGCGTGGATCATTAACGATCTCAACGTAAGGAGGTTTTACTTCATTCAACCAAATAGCAATTGGAGAAGTATAATTACGAGTCATATCAATAACAGCTGCACACTTACCGTCTGCGTCACGTACTTTTAGAATCTTATCAGGAATGGTAACTGTTCCAACTTGACCTACCATCATAACAGTATAGTCTAATTGAAATCCTCTCTGACCAAAGTAATTAATAACATGACGATAGAAATCTGGACCGGTGTTCTTAATACCTTTCCAAATATCAATCACGTTATCGTATGGGAATAGATTCAAAGCTTCGGCTTCGTTTAGAGTACTGAAATCCGAACGACCAACAATATAGAAGGTCTTGTCTGGGTTGTTATTTGCTAATGAGATTAAAACTGTAGATGGTTCATTATCTCCACCAATAGGAGAGAAGCGATTGCGTTTGAATTTGACCGACTTACCGATCTTTGCGAAACCAATGTTTTTCATAATATAAAGTTAATCCGTTCTGTACTGTTATTTATCTGATTTGACCGCATTTACTACACGCTGTCTCAGCTCGGTTGAACTGAAAGAATGTCTTCTGCGATTGTAATGAGTTGGACATAAACCTTTACCTGTATGCTCGACGTCTTTATATTCTTCGCCAACAATTCTGATGTCAGGATTAATAGTTAAGATCATATCAACTAATTCCTGCTCAGTTGAGAAAGGCATTACCTCGTCCACATACTTACAAGAGGATACCTGTATGTATCTTTCAAAAGGTGTCTGTACAGGTCTGTTCTTACCCTCAGGTCGATCTACGGTTGGGTCAATCAACAAACCAACAATCAAATAATCGCATAGACCTTTTGCTTCCTGTAACATAACGATATGACCTGCATGAAACAGATCAAACGTTGAACATGTAAAGCCAATCTTGTAATCTTTTGGTAATTTCTTTCTATCTAAAAACACTATTCAATCTCCGGCAGAATATCGTTAACACATTGTATAATAAAGTCTTTATCAGGGTGGTACTTGTATACTCTAATAATCTCAGCCGCTACCAATAACCACTGTTCTTTAATATCTAAGTTATTATATATGCACAGAGCCTTCATTGTTAATTCTTGCTGCGTATATGAGTACTTATTAATAATCAAACTTGCGATTAACTTAGCTATGTCTAATTGTTTATTTCCAAAACAAGTAGGAATAGGATCAATAAGACAAAGCTCTGCACCATGACGCATTTCGTTATAGAACAACATGTTCTTAATACCAAAATCTCCATGACTGAAGCTAGGCTGCATATCAAGTTTTGTAAGCCGTTCAGTAATATCATCAAACATGACAACGTCAGCTTTCTTTGCGTGACCAACGATTCGTCCAATATAATCATCAAAGGTTAACTCTTTATTTGGTTCTTCAACTAACGACATAGCATCAAGAGTATTTTGAATTAGAGCAATTGCTTTATAGTGATGATCTACAAAGTAATCATGATCGGCATCAATATATTCCATAGTAAGTGTATCACCAACAACACGTTCTACTTTAGGAACATTAATATTATGATACATTGCATACTTTAACCAAGCAGCTGCTTCATGAGAATTCTTATCAGTCTTATGAACAAGCTGTCCGTCTGTGTATATGTCAGATCCTGATAGACCACCTTCGAGAGCGCGAATATCAGTATCTAGGAATAACTCTGGTGAAATACCTTTATCATCAATGTAATAAGCTGCTAGTGGTTTATCAAAACTTAATGAATGATACTTGACGTTGTTCCTTGATAGCCACGATTTAATTTGTGGACCATACTTTTCTTCAGCTTCTGATCTTGTAGGACATGATATTGAACCACGAGCCGTAAAGATATCTATAGTCCAACCTGAATCATAAAGGCCATTACACTTACGTATTAGATCAGTGTTAGGTTTAGCTTTAGCCCATTCTCTATTCTTTGTGAACGCGAGCGTATCGTCAAAGTCAATTACTATTCTTTTATTATACATGTTAGAATAACCAACCTAATAGAAAGGTAG